ATCTGAATTGTAATCGTCAATTTCAAAACACTCGGCAGTAATAGGTGTTGACGCAAGTTTGTGCATTGTCGATGTACTGTTCGCGGTTGTACCGACCTTATACGTATCAAATTCTTTCCACCAATAAAGCGGAGCAGTTATATCAACCGATACAAAAATCTGACGCATAAATTTTCTGTGCTCACTGCCTGCTTTTATAAGTCTTTGTGCCAAATCCAAATCGTTTTCACCGATTATGACTTTTCCGTTCTCCTCAACCGTATCATTTTTACGCCATGATTCAAGTGGATTTCTTAAACCTCTAAAACTGTTTTCGAAGTTCATTACTGATGTGTTTGAAAATTTCATTTTATGTATTCTCCTTATTTATATATCTTTAAAAATGCTATGTATAATAGCCAAAATGCCTATTATCCAAATTGGACTAAGTACCCATAACCATGACCACTGTATTAACCCAAGTATTTTCAGAACAATAAACATTATTGCCAATACCTCTAAAACTCCCATTCTTCCGCCTCCATCTTTCTATCTGCTCTTTTCTTCGTTTGTATTTTCTACATCTTCTATCATTACTTCCGTTTCTAATTTCAATAACCACTCATTAATTGTTTCTCTTAGAATCTTGTAAATATTTCGATTACCTATGCTACCAGAATGTTGTGCGTTAAAATCTTTGACAATTTGCTTTATATTATTAGACAAACCACATCCTATCTTTGTACCTGGATATTCTGTTGAGATACTTATTGTTTGATTGGGGAAACCTACCCCCTCTAAAGACTGTGTAATTATTCCATTAAAGCCTATTTCTACTGAATATTTCATATAATATATTCTCCTTTCTTTGAAACGAAAGTTTCGTTTTTCATTATTTAATCTTCAATTTTCACATTAAACTTTTCAGCAATAATTTTCTCTAATTTGGACACAATTAAATCAGGGATTCTAATCATTTGTCCAAAACCATCTAACGGAATTCCTTTTAGCTCTGCCTTACTATTATTTATAACATCTTGTAATATTTGTGCATATTTTAATTTTTCTATTTCTTCATTATAATTGTCAGGAAGTATTTTGTTTATTTGAAATTTAAAGCAAGAGTCTCCCCATCTATGAAAAACACATACAAATTCCTCACTTTTGTAACCAGCATCTTCTTTGGTCAGATGCTCAAATGTACAATTAGGAAGTGCACGTTCATTAATTTCGCCTTCTATAATCACTCTCTCAAGAGGTGTATAAGTTTTATCATCACTGTAACTATATTCTTTAATGTTACAATTAATATGACGAAAACAATATTCTTCAGCTTTCTTCTTCTCTTTGAATACGGCGTTTATTTCATTCACTCTATGGCTCGGATGAAGCCCCATAACCACATAAACTGTTTCCATAATTAAACATTCTCCTTTTCTTCGTTATAATATTTCTACCACAATTCCAAAGATATTGTTTTTATTAATTGTTCCATTCACATGTCCATGATTGTTAGATATTTGATAACTAACACCATTTTTGATAGCAGAAATTTTATGTAAATAATAATTTCCCTTGACCTTGCATAGCACAATATCGTTTTTCTTTAGTAGTGTATCTTTAGTCACTGGTTTACAAATTACAGGCTGACCGGATTTAAGAATAGGTGTCATAGATTGTCCATATCCAACAATTTTACAAATTTCACCGTTCTTTAAGTGCTCTGCCGTAATTGCATTTTCTTTTCCCTCAAAATCGTAATTCATTATTTGTTGAATTCCTCCTCTTTTATCGCTTTGAAACCGAACTTTCATTTGTTTTACAACCAACTGATACTACAGATTTTAGGAACTAACGATATCATGTCGATTTTATAGCCAAGTTCTTTTAATTTTTTGTATGTTTTATCATCTAAATGGTCTTTATATTCAATAGCAAAATCCCCATCAGTAATTGCATTTGTAATCTTTTGTGAAATATCTGATAGTTGTTGACTATTGAAATTCTTAATACTTTCTTTCGTCATCTGCTTTGCTTCTTGTGCCGATGGCATAATATCTGATGATATTAAATTATCCATATTAATATTCTCCTTCTATTTTTATTTTACAAATTCATAAGTTCCATCTGTATGTGTTTTCAACTTCCACCCTTTACAATCAACCAATATCTATTTATATCCATATCGCTTAATCCACTTCTTATTTATTCTTTTCTTTTTGTGTTTACGGGCTTGTTTGACTTTTATAATCTGAAAATTGTATTTATCTGGTGCGTTAGAAATATCAACTCCCAATGATAACATCAAATTACTTGTATCAATAGGAGTATTAAACGATAAGGTAAATGTAGGGCTATCTGCAAATGAAAGTAAAGTCTTTTTCTCATAATCGAATACGTAATTAGTTTTTGACTCCTTATTAAAAGAAATATTTTGCAGTCCATCTACTTGATAAAGTTCTTCTCCTGTTTCTGAATTAATCAAACTAAGAATAAGATTTTCTTCTTTTATTGGCATTTGTTCACCTCTTTTATCTTTCTTTGACAAGTTCTCGTTTGAAGTAATCATGTAATCCCACATCAGTTAAAATTTCTTCTTTATCATCAGAGTTGTGTACTTTATGATGAGGATATTTATAGCAAGCAAGTTGATAAGCAAGAGCATCAATTACTTCAAGTAGGTGATCTGTGTCAGTGGGTTCGCTCAAATCTACAACTTCAACCTTTGCCCCTTTGGTATCTATGCTGAAATTATTCACATAAAAAGTCTCACAATTTTTTATTTTATCAAAATTTTCATCTATCTCTTCATATGTCTCTTGACTATTTATTTGACTTATGACCAATTTTCTTGCATATAAATTAGAAAAGGCTGCTCCTTCTAACTTTTCAGATATCATTATATTCATCGTTATCTTTGATATATGATTAATACTTTTCTTCAAAGCAAAACCTCCTTTGTCAATATTCTTCTCACATGTATTCGTTTACAAATTCATAATATCCCTTATCAAAATACATAAAATCAATAATGACATCTTGTATATTAGCTGTGTCACATTTCATATATTCTCCGTATAGATATTCCAATGTGTTGTCTTTTTGAAGTAGGTCATTATAATAATCATTCCATTTTTCATCATCACAACCATCGAAAAAATCAATGATCTCGTCCTTAATGCAATATTCATATGCATAAGCTGATAATAATTCACGTTTTGGCAAGTCGGAGTCAGTGACCAAATCACTAACCCAACTCTCCATTTCTTTATATAATTTCTTCCTTAATTTATCCATTTCAATTCACTCTTTCCTTTATATCCTTTCTCAAACTCAAACCACGCATAAGCCACCGCACTACCACCGCCGGCTTTCATCTCATCAAACATTGCGTTCTTTGCACAAAGAATTCGGCTACTCGATACATAAACACATTTAGGCGGATATTTTTCAAATAATTTTCTACGTGCCTTACCTTCAAGAAACTGCACTTTCAAAAACATAAATACTCTACGACCTTTAGGAATTATCTCCATTGCATGCTCAATAAACTCTTTCGCATATTTATATGGTGGATTGGTTAGAATGTCTCCATCCCAAGTTCCGTTATATGTAAGAAAATTAATTCCGCCTTTGCCATAACCTCTATAAACTAAATCAGTAGAATACACGTCATAGCCATAAGCTTTCAATCTATCAGATAAATCTCCTCGTCCACAAGCACATTCCCAAATGGGTTTATCAAATGTTACCTTACCATCTTTGATAAGAACATCTATTGCTATAGGGTCAGTTGCATAATAATCTTCATTTTGTCTTTCTTTGTCAGTATGGTTACTTGCACCTAATGTTTTGAAGACACTGTTCTTGTTTCCTGTCCAATCTTTTTCTATTGTATTTTTCAAATTTGTTCACCTTTAATTAGTACCTGCGCAGGTTTACTCACTGTGAACATTCTTATCCTTTCTAAATATTGTTTTGTAGCTACAATAATATATTCTCTATTTGTTTTCCGGAAAGTTTGAGCGGAATTGCTCTATTGAATTAAAAGTTAAATTTTTGTATTTACTCTATATAATCATCATAAATTGTTATATCATATTTGATATTATGTTTTTTTATCAACCAGCCATAGGAAATATCCTTCTTTCTTGCTCGGTCTATTATAAGTGGAAATTTCAAATTATCAATTAACTGTTGTAAATTTTCAACTTCAATCATAATAAGACGCCAGCTTTCGCTTACGACAATAGGATTAAAGTTTTTTAGCTTATAATATATTCTTAGCATTTCTTCTGGGCTATGTCCATGAGCGGTACTTATCAAACATTTCATAATTGATTTCCCCATTCTTATGTATTAATGTAACCCCCTTGAAAAACATATTTCATCATCTTTTTTATAACTATATCTTGTATATATAATTTTTAATGACTACCATATATAGTACGTCATTCTTAAATTAACAATTCATACAATGATTACATCTCTTATGTGGATTCAATTCACATCTTCTATATGATATTAGATTTCCAAAAACATCTAAATACTTCTTTGATAAATCTCGCTTTATTTCTTTCCAATAACAATAGAAATCAGTCCGTTCAGCCTTTCTTAGCTCGTATTCAAGCATATCATTATACTCAAATGGAACGCTAATCATCATCTGATAAACACCACGTTGTTCCATTTCGTCATTTTGTTTTGGAATATCTTTATATGAGTGGAATTTAATTTTTGGAATCAGTTGTAAATAGCCCATTCTCATTTCATAGGCTTCTGGGATAAATGAAACAATATAATATTTTCTTGTTCTCCAATCCATATACTCTCCTCCTTTAGTTATTCATTTAATAACTTTCTTCAAACATAATGAACTGACACTTCTCCTGTAAATTCTTCTTAATAACACCCAAGTCCTGAAGCTTAACCAGTTCGTCAAACACCAATCCAACCTTATCGTTAATATCTTTCAAGTTTATCTTCGTTGTCTCTGTTTCATATTGGTCACCACATCCAAGAATATAACCCAAATATAGATGCATCCCACTCATAGGATCATAAAAAATTTGAATCCTATCCTTAACTTGATTACATGTATATTTTTCTCCTTCTTCAGTCCATTTCCAATCTTTAAATTTATCAGTTTCACAACCAGTCAAATCATAACCAACGATTGCATAATACTTGCTTTCTACACTCATTCGGTTTTACCTCACTTTTTCTATTTTTCTACAATGACTTGAATCAATGGTTTCATTTGCAATCTTATTCGTCATCTTGCTCCATTGGATAAATATTGCCGTCTTCCGTAACATAATACATTTTAAAGTAAACACCACAATCTTTATCAACAGAGGTAAGAATTATCTTTACCGGTTTTTCGCCCTCAAAGTCATCGGAAACTTTCACCCCCACTTGATTAAGGCTTAAAGTTGTAACCGATACATTATTCGGATTTTCACATGTCACTGGCAGAACAACCTTGTTTTTATTTTTCTTCATATTTAATATTCTCCTAACACCAATTCAATATTATTAATAAAATTTTCATTGCCTGTCTCTTTCGTCCAACAAACATTTGTACCTCGATATTTCACTTTTCCGTCAGACGGAAGAATACCTATATTAATAAGAAGCTTTTTGATTATTTTTGCTTGGTCATCAATGTTTTTTATACAACCTTGTCCATGAATATATGAATTTTTAGGAAGAGAAATGTAAATAGTATTTTCACCCACATTTATTCTCTCAACACATATTCCATGTTTCAAAAATGCTCCTAATAATGCTCTAAATGTTATTTCGTATGGGTTCATAACTTCACCTACTTTTCACTTACAAGTTTGATTTTGTAACCGAGTTTTTCTTCTATTTCAGATAAAGTCATATTCTTTCTTTTGTCACCTACAATCTCAAAATCAATTTTCCCATCTTTAGATACTAAATCTCCAAAACCCAAGTTCATTGTCTCAATATAATATTGTTCCGTTATATATGAAGGATTATTTCGACTCTCCAATGTAAATGACAGTCTATTGATGTCTACTGGGAGTTCCAATGTAGTCGTACCTTTGACAAAAGAAGTATCTGTTTCTCCTAAAAATTCTACCTCTAAATAATACATACCGTTTTTGTTTATTATTTTCAAGTTGCCGATATCTGTAATTGTTGTAGGTTCTTTTATTTTATCTCTAATTTCGTATCCCATTGCTACCTCCGTCATGTTTTACTCATTTTCACCCACTATATATTGTGTTTATATTTAAAATATCATCTATATATAGTATAAAAATTCCTTTGAAATCTCAGATTCAACCGTTAGTCATTTCTTCGACTTTTAATATCTTGTTGCCAATCCATAAACTCATCTTTTGACATTCTTATCATTTGAAATATTATGATAACGCCCGATATGTTTAAAATAGGAACAAACATGAGTAGGATAAGAGAAATAGATGATCGAATATGCCTAAGATAATATCGAATATTTTTTTTGCCTTTAATATCTTCCACATACCCATTTTGTTTCAGCACGTCTTTCGAAAACATCATAACTCCAAAAAATGTAATTATACACAATATTGAAAATGCAAAATGCAACTTTAATAACCACATATACTTATTCTCCTTCTCCTATATACTTGTCCCAATTCACCACAACATACTCTTCATAGCAAGGATAATATGTCGTAGTCGCTGTCTGTTCCTCACACCAATCATCCAACAACTTTTGTAAAGAATCATTATCGCAAACATATTCGGCATCTTCTCCTAATTCGGAACAAGCGTCCAGAACAATTTCATCTGCATCAATATGAATTTTTCCTTCTGATGCAACCCATAATCTTGCTGGTCTTGTTCTTCTATTACTATAAAATGTCAGCCAGTCATTTATAAAGGCTTTAACAGTGTAATAATATTCATCGGTTTCTGCACAATAAAGCATAGTCGTTACATCTTTTTCGTCAACTTCTTTTGCTTTAGGTATAATTTCTTGCCACTTCTGTTCTTGTGCTTTTAAATCTTCTGCCAGTTGCCCTTCACAATCACAATGACCTTTATAAGGTTGACCGCAATACTTACATATTTTTTGCACACCATTAAAACAATGTGGACACAATGAAAGAGTTTCAGTTCTGTAAGGGTGGCTTTCCAAACTATCTCCAACTCCGAAAACGCGTGTGTTAATTTTCACTCCAAGACCATGACAATCTGGACAAATTCGTTCATTTTCATTAAGGTCTTTTATGAGGATTTTAGGAAATATCTTTTTTATCGTTTTATATAAATTAATTTTTTCTCTATGTACCGCCATTAATACATTCTCCTTCCTATTAATCATAATGCAATTCTTTATTACTTGTTCGTATCTGCACGTAAAGTTCCGGCGAATACATGAACCCTAAGTAATTTGCTCCGTCACGCTCATAAGTAAGAACATTACAATCATTTTTAATGTTATCTATGTAAAACATTGCTTTTTGTATTACCGCTTTACGTTGTAAAAATTTAAAATGCCTTCTAATCTTATTGGCACACCATAACCAACCATAACCCATTCCTTCAACATCAACACATGTATATTCGTATGGAGATTCTTCATTGTCATAGTAAAATGCATAAACATCTATATACTTTGCTTTAAAGACTTTTGAAAAATCAATATTTTTCTTGGGTTGCATTCCATAACCGACTTTATCTATCTTGTACTTTCTCATAATATCTACCAAAGTCATATAATTGTCCTCCTAAGTCATTGTTCTATATCAGTTCTTATCTTATTAACTTCTACCAAATTAGAATATCCCATCTTAAAACTTTCTTTGACCTTTTCTTGAATTTTAGTATCAAGTGTATCTTGTACCTGCTTATATATTTCTGCTGATTTTTTATCCGAAAATGCTACACAAGGTGATGTAAATATAGGATAAAGAAACATCTCTTTTATTTGTCCTTTATTCGACATTTTCCTAATCGTACTATCAAAAATGTTATATACATATATCGGTGATTGCTTATCCCACGTATCGTATTGAAGCTTTCTTGAATAAGCTTGTTTGATTATTTCTTTTGATAGACCTATTTCAAATTTCTTCATTCCAAGTCCTCCATATTATAATTTTTTCTTATGTATTCACACAAATCTTCCATTGTTCTTTTAATATACCAATCATTCTTAAATAGCTTATTAACTCGACAAGTACAAGAATATTTCGCTCCATATTTTTTGAAGAATTTTAGATTAACACTAATACTCAACAACGGTACTTTAGTAAATCCATCTGTTAGCCACTTCTTAAACCATTCCATAATTACCACCTATATTTTTGTCAAGAGAGTTCTAAGTGGTTCTCTTGTTATATTCTCTTTCGCCCACGAGATATAACTTGGGTCAGTATGTACAACGTCTGTCAACTTTTCACCGTTATGTTTTCCAAAGGTCAGTATGTATGTATCAAGCGATGGTGTTGTATTGGATGTCTCATATCCATTAAACAGAACTTCAATATCTTCTCTACTCGCCAAATAGTCTGCCAAATGAAGAATTTTTTGAAATTTATTCGTTGGTAAAGGCAAGACAATTGAACTTCTTTTATCTGTATTCCATTCGCCCATATGACTTTCGATGGTTGTAGCGATCATTTCGACCTCATTATCAGGCAACTCATGACCTTTTAAATTTCGAATAACTTCGCCCACAAGTAATGGATGATTAAATTTTGTGTATTTATTTTTCAGAAAATCTTCATCACTTCCACTTTTTCGTGAATCGTGCATCATTCCGGCTACTCTCATTAAATCTTTCTCTCTTTGTGTAAAATTCTCGCCGAAACATTTAACTGCAAAGATGTGATTTAAAAATCTGACCAATGCACACGTATGTCTTGCTAATCCTAAATCTCCTAGAGCATATTGAGGATGGTATCTTCCCGTACTTGATGCTCCTACATCCCAGAAATAATCTGGGATTGTTTGGATACATCTTTCTGCGAACTTTCTAATGTCTTCTGACTCAATCGTATCTAAAATTGAATTAAATATACTTGACTTACTATTCATTTGTTTGAACTGTTTCCTTTCTTCTTTTGTTATTTCTTTATCGAATGTAATTTTTCAAAAAATATTCAAAATATTGCCTAATAAACAACCCCGAATACTTATTGTCCGGCATAAACATAACTGGAATATTATACTTAAACCAAAAACTATGTATTGATGCCATAAAAGACTTCCTATTATATTTAGTATTGTAATTCCCCGTTGCGATATCTTCATAAGAAGAATTTTCAAGGAGCAATACTTTTGTTTTTGGTGAAAGACATAGTTCTTTTTCAAAACGATCTCTACCTTGAGTTAAATTGCCACTAATTTCTTCAAGGCTTGCTTTTCGCTCAATAATACAAGTAGCATTAAAGTACAAATCACGAAGAATACCCAACTTTTCATTTGATGGAATCATAAACGAATAATCTCCATAATCTAAAGCTTTCTTTTTATATGCGATTCCTTTTCGTTCAAAATAATCAGTAATATGGCTATTAGCTTTTTCACGAGTGTCAATAAGGATTACCATAGAAGAAATCAATTCTTCCATTTCTTTATCCGTATATTTATATTTATTAAATATCTTCGTCACCTTCTTTAACATTATCTTTAATCGTAAATTTTCCTAACCAATATTCAAATTTATCAGGGACTTCTTTATAAACCTTTTTACCTGTTTGAATATCTATCTCCCCTGTCGGTTCTTTTTTATTTTTCTTTTCCAACGAAATTATATATAATATTGAGCCCAAATCGAATGGATTACGGTTATACTGATTTCTCCACATTTTTACTACTCTTGTTTTGCCGCTATAAATTTCGAATAGATGAACATTTACAATTGATTTTTTAATGTCTAATTCAGAAACATAGTATAGTCGCTTACTTACTGTTGAATCTGAATCACTTACGATACCAAGAATTTCTCTCTGATTATCTAATCTTTCTTTTAAAGTCAATTCTCTATATGTAATTTTCGAGATTAATTCATTTATAATTTTATTAGAATCAAGTTTATTAAACTGTTTATCTGTCTCATTGCCATATTGGGTTAGCACATCAAATGGGATATTATTTTTCTCAGCTTTATCCTTTGAAATTTGTTTTGCTCCATTTAACAGATTATATAATCTTGCAGTTTCAAGCAACGGATTTACATCACCATATTTCTTAAAATAATTGATTCTAATAAGCTTATTTACAATGGTTTTATTGATTGAATTTGAGGATAAAGCAATCAAAACTTCAAGGAAAGATTCATATTCTGTTTGTCCTAAATCATAAAGCGTATTGACTACATTCTCTCCAAATCCTTTTACACTTGATAAATTTGGGTATATTAGCTTATTCTCTTCGCTGATTGTAACTTTGCGATTGTCAGCGCCAAATTCATAATCTCCCAACTTATACCCCCAGAACTTAATTGCTTCTTTTACCAAAGCATCTATTTTATCCTTTTTATTCTTTTCTTGATAATGATTAATTGCTACTTCATAAAATGTTTTAGTATAATGTGCTTTAAACCACGCTTGATAAGCTGAATCTCCTCCCATTGAATAAGCATGAGGAGAATTGAATGCGTATCTCGCAGAATCTTCAATAACATTCCACACATTCTTAAAATTATCGGTATTACCAAACTCATTATTCCATGATTGATTAAGCTCAGCCAAAAGATGTTCTTTTTTCTCACCTTTTAACTTCTTCTTTGAAATTGATTTGATGACACCATATGTTTCACCCATTTGTAGTTGTAAGAAAGACAATACTTTCATAATAGATTCTTGATAAATCATAAAATGTGCCGTATCGGATAATAAATCATCAATTTTCTTTTCACCGGTGGTATATGGCTCACGATTTAAAAATGTATTAAGAAGTGAAGCAAATCCGGGTCTAATGGCAGCAATAAAACTACTCAATTCCGCTAAATTTTGAGGTTTATATTTTTTTACACGATTAGTTGTTGCCTCTTTTTCACATTGATTAACACAACATGTAATACCATTTGCATAAATATCCCACGTCTTTTTATCCCCATCAATCATATGTCTTAATTCATCAAATGTGGGGACTTCCATACCAATGCTATGAAAAAATTTATATGTAAGATAAACACTATCTACAATAAGAAAATCCTCTTTTACATATCCAAATTCATCAAGATAACTACCCTCAATTGCCGCACATACAGTTCTTTTACCAGTTGACTCAGACACTGCACTAATTAAGCCTACTTCTCTACGAATATCTCCGTCAAATATAAAATGCCCGCAAGCATGAACTTTTAAATTAATTGTTATTCCTTGATATTCATTGCTCTGTTTAAACAATTCTATATATTCTTTAGGAATATAATCTTCTACATGGATATTATCTTTTTCATCTTCATCTGTATACTTCAACGCCTTATTATATTCATCAAGATATTTAGAAATTTGATTTGCATCTTCTGGACTTACATCATTTGCACCTGCGTATAATTGCCATGCTGCTTTTTCTTTGAGTTTTTCTACCGCCATTAATGGATAACAACCATGTTCTCCAAGTAATTTGCGAGCTGCTTTAACAAATGGTTCTTGTGTAGCAACATTCAAATCAATATCAGGCATCTGACCAGCCAATACACGTTCCTTTGTTAAAAATCGTTCAGGATAGATTGGGATATCAGCATTAAATCTATCAACGGTTGTTAATCCTAAAAGTTTATTTGTAATGAAAGAAGCAGCACTGCCTCTTGAAGTAGTTGTTAAAATACCACCTTCATTTTCTATTGCATCATCCACAATAGCTTTACTTGTCAAGAAATAATCAACAACACCAGATTCAATGACCTGCTTTGCTTCATATCGAATACCATCAGCCTTTTCCTTTGATTTCTCTTTTTCTTTGGCATAGGCTTTATTTAGAATGCTTTTGTAAATTTTACACTTTTCTTCATAACTCTTGCCTTTATAAACACTTGGGATCTTAAATTTTCTATCAAGAACAATTTCTTCACATTCTGCAACGAAAACATTTGTATTCATAATTGCTCTATATATTTCTTCTCTATTCAAGACTCCCTGCTCTTCAAATCTTTTTATAACCGTTTTAGTATCAGGATAATCAAGATACCATCCTTCCTCATCGGGATAATTAATATTTTTATATTTTAGAATCTGGTCTCTCTTAATTGAATTTTCTTCTTTTACATAATGACTGTCCAAACCGCATATAATTTGAATATTATATTTCTTCGCAATTTGCAATATCTTCTTGTTAAGTTCTTTTTGCTTATCCGTGTTATGATATTGTACTTCTAAAAAGAAATTTTCTCCAAAATAATCATGTATTTTCAACCATATGTCTTCTGCATCTTCATAATTCCAACCTGCCACACAAGCCGATGTGACAATTACATTATCTTTCGGAATATTAAATAACAATTCTAAATCAATACGTGGTTTATAATAATATCCATCAAGATTAGCCATAGATAAAGCAAAATTAATATCGCCACGTCCTTCTGCATTTTTGGCAACAATAATCATATGACAATTTGCTCTATCTTTTTCTTTTCGATCTTTTACCCAATACACTTCAGACGAATGAATGTATTTAAGATTTTCATTTTCTGCTACTTTATATACTTGAAACTGATTGCCTTGAGAGCCATGTTCTCCAGAATATAGACATTTTGTACCAAATTCATGTATTCTATCTACGTAAGCATTCATCAATTCACCACAATCAGGAGTGGACGTATTACTGAAATCTTTATGACAATGATAATTCTCAAGATATAATTTTTTACCATAATCCTCTGCTGAATATGGAAATTTAAAAGTTAATGATGGGATAATTTGTTTTATTAATTGAAGGTCTGAAATATTAAGCCACCTCCCTAATTTCATCACATACAGCTTTTAATACAAATTTTCTTCCAAGAAAACCAAAATCAAGATTACAGACAATTTCTAACTTATCATTCATCATGCTATGGTCATTCATTTCATCAAATGACCCATTAAAGTTCCATTTGATTATCTGCAAATAATTGTTCGGTTTAATCACAAGATGTTTATAATCACTCATTTGTCCTATTTCATATTCGTCAATGTCAGAAATGAATATTTTAACAGGTTTAAAGTTTGTTCCTGATATCCTATCTATCTTCTTAATATCTTTTACCAATTTACGAGTGACATCAGAAATATCTATTTGAATATCCACATCTACCGATACACTGGTCTCTAATTTCGGAAGAGTTTCTTCTATATATAATATAAATTTCTCCATATTCGATTTTTTAATTGTTATGCCGGCAGCCAACTCATGTCCATCAGTCCTTGCAAGACCACTATCATTACATATTTTTCTGAAGTCATCAACACCAATTGCTCTCATTGAACCCACATAAAAGTCGCCGATATCTTTCAAAACAAGAATTGGTCTTTGATACTTTTCCAAAAGTTTATTTCCAAGTAAACCAGTAATACCATATTCCGTATTTATATATGTAACAATCATCTTCTTATCTAATTGCGAATCGCATTGTTCCAATACATCCAATAATAATGTATCGACTTCTTTATTTTGGTCTTCCTTACATTTTTTTAGCTCCTTGATATAAGCTAACACTTGCTTATTCTCATCTTCCAAAAATGCTTTCATTGCAACTTTATTTTTCCCCATACGGTTACTAGCATTAACTATTGGTGCAACACTAAACGAAACAGCCGTACTATTAAATTCAAATCCACCAACGATTTTTTTTATAGCTGGATTGTATATTTTCTCCAATCCTTTGGCTACAATATATCTATTCTCCATAATGGTCATATCCATCATATCTGCAACAATACCACAACAAGCTAAATCAACTAATTCATCTGCTAAGCCTGTATTATAAATTTCGTCAAGATATTCACAAAATTTCCACGTAACTCCTGCTCCTGATAATTGAGGATTATCATAATTCCTTTGAGATGACACCAAAATAGTATAATCATCGTATGACTCATCTTCTTTAATAGCATGATGGTCTAAAATAATTATATCAACACCCATATCTCTCAATTTCTTATATTGCGACGTATCTCTATCCAAGCTGTCCACAATGATTAACAGATTGGCATTTCTAAATTGTTCTATATCTTGTCCAATCAACCCATGTTGTTTCCCTTCATCAATATGGGTTGTAATATTATTTGTAAAATGTCGTAGATATCTTGTCATAATTGCCCCTGATGTAATACCATCCGTATCTGTATCAAACAAAATAGCGATGTTTTCATTATTTTCAATCGCCTTAATTACTCTATCTTTAGCTTCGTCAATACGATACAATGAATTCAGTGGCAATAAATTGTCTTCAGTTGGATTTAAAAAATCATCAATATTTTGGATACCTCTTTGCTCAAGAATAGTATCAAATATTTCATCTTCATACATTCCACGACAATCATTTAAAATATTATAGTTCGTCTTCGTCATCTTCATCCCCAATCATTGTTATTTCGTTTGCTAATATATTTCTCATCTGTTCTTTTCCCATATCAGACGGTGAAACTTTATCTTCATATTCTCGTCCAAAATAGTTCCAAAAACCTAATTCAATATCCAAGAATCGAGAATAATTCTTCACCATATCAATATTTCTCATAATATACTCAAGTTTATAACCAGTGTCATGCATGAATACAATCTTTTTCGGATTTAACTCTAATAACATCTTTATTTGTTGAGCAGAAATTGAACCACTACCGAGAGCTACACAGTTTCTTATCCCATATGAATAACATTGCATTACACTCTTTTCAGCTTCAAAGATATAAATCGTATTATCAACTAAGAATTCATAATTCTGAGAATATCCATATAGTGTTTGACTCATTGCACAGGGTATAGAATAAAAATACTTCATATCTCCTATGGCAACATCATAATTAAATCGCTCTTTGACCCCCATAAGTTGTCCAATTTGATTTCTTATAGGAATTGTAATTCCCTGAGATTCAATATCATATCCTATTTCAAAATATTGTTGGGCTTGAAGTGATATATTGTCTGCGAGAAATCTCAAATTTCCACTTTTCACATAGCTGTCCAAAAGAGATTCATCATATACATTGACTTTATTCGATTTTCTCTTCCGTATCTTTTCATAAAAGCCACCGAATATCCCTTGTCTATCGAAAAAATCATAATAGTCCGCAATCCCTAAAACAAATTTAATCTCACCCAATACATCATTAAAGGTAACATGACGTTGTTCTATGATATATGCAAAAATATCTTTCCGAATATTCCTTGCATAATCAATAACATATAGATAGTTGTTATTTTCAAGATGTATTACTATACTCTTTTTTGATGACTGCTCATCGCGTCCAAAAGACATATATTTTGAGTGGATAGCTACGTTGCAATATCTAAAATGCTCTAGAACATCTTTTAATTTATCTGGGTGATTTATTAATTCTTTCTTGATTTCTTCTAATATATATATCACTCCAAATCCAATATATTTTTATCTTATTTCTCCGTGTTTAAATCTTGCTTGTGCTACCTCTCTGAATATGCAATGGTCACCATCATAACGCAAAAGATATGCAACGCCATTATCACTTGAATTAGCTCCAGACCTACATTTTTCTACAAAAAGTGCTCTCCATACAGCATTTGGGTCTGGTTTATATTCTTCTTCAATCCATTTATCATTTACTTTTTTCAGTCTAAATGGATGACAATAGTATTTACTCTTTTCATCTAATTCTTCAGCATATACAGTTCTCATCAGGAATAAATTTTCCAAGATTTCCTTTATTTGCTTTGCATTGCTTAAACAACTAGCATCAAGAAACAATCTACCTTTCATATATTCAGCCAACTGAACCGAAGCAAGCATAATCAAATTATATTTCTTCGCAAGCTTATCTAATTCACGACTATCCCTTACAAGTGATAAATCTTGTCTTGCAGATGAAAAATCGCCTTCTTGAATTTTAAATGTATCATAAAGTACAGTATCATAACCGTATCTTAATGCATTTTCACGAATTTTCTTTTTTACAACATGCATATCAGCTTCATTGATAGAAATAAATTTAACCCTTCCCTTATAGTTCTTTCGCCAAAAATCTTGAACATCCGATAAAGACTTTCTACTTTCAGTATTTATATCTCCAGATGCCATTTTCTTTTTCGTGAGTTTAAAATATCTATTACGCTTTCCAAGCAACCAAACCATGAATTTTATCTTGAATTTTTTTATATTTTCTTCGTTGGAAATAATCAGAATTTTTCGGTCGTAGTGTAATAAAGCCATAAGAACTGTAATCCACCATGTTGATTTGCCGGCACTTGAGAAACCTCCCATCATAGTAAATGTGCCTTCAAGTAGCCCCGTTATTTGTCGTGATAAAAACGGAAAACAATTTATTTCCTCGCCATTTACATCATACCCTGCTATGTCAAATGGGACTCCATTTTCCTCGCCGTCCTTACATGATTCAATGAAGTCATCGTCAAAGTCAATTTCTTCTTCCTCAAGGATTTTACTTGAATATCCTGTCCCATAACTTGATATGCGAGCCTCATACCAATCAGTAACTTCTTCGGCGGTCATTTTACGAAACAATTTTAAAGGAATAACCTTTTTGTCACCCACAATTATTTCATTCAACAAATTAAAACCGTCATTATACATATTCAGCATAATATTCTCTCTATACAGGATATCTATGTATGTGTCGAAATTTTGTACATTAATAATATCAATCTGATGTTGTATCGTATCCCAACCACCATTCTCATTGTATCGGTCAATAACATCTTGATTCATATTGGATAAAATCGTGATTTCATCTAAAGAATAAAACCCCTTTTCTCTTAAATTCTTTAACAAAGAAAAATAGAAAAGTCCGTCTGTTGTAATAAAATCCTTTGATTCAAAAGTTGTATCATCTAACAACAACATATCTTTAAAAAAACAGCTAATAACATTACCTTCGTTTTGTATCCTACCCTTTAATAGTTGTGCAGGATATTTTTCTTTTACTCCCGTTAAAAACTCTCCTATTTCACTCACCTACTTTTTGCTCAATTTCCTCTAAACTTCTTCGTTTATTCTTTCTTTTATAATTTCTGATAGGCATATCCACATCAATCTCTCTTGGTTTCTCTGGCTCTTTCATTTTAAAATCAGCAATATTATTCTTAATAATTGCAGAGAAATACCGAATTTTTGCATATTCACTTACAAAATCTTTTTCAAGAACTTTTGTTATATAATTCTTATTCTCCATTAAGTATGCTAAAATATGTTCATAAGAATATGTTTCTAACAATAAGTTTATTTCCTTAAATAAAGCTGAATTTAAAACTTTATAACCAAATATTTCATTTATGCACGTATATGTATTATCCTTTACTTCTCTATTATGCAATACTTTTTGATACTCAGCCTCATTGCAGTAGTAGGCGTTTTTGTTGCCTACTACCACTTTGAAAGCATTTTTCCTATCTACTTTAGTACCACACAATCTGCATTTGACAAGCATGTGCTATACCTCTTAATTCATCATGTCGTAGATTCTCTTCAAACCATCTTCATCGACATCATTCAGTTTTCCATATTCCGCAATGACATTCTTGACAGATGCTTTAAGTTCCGTATCCTTACATTCCTTGAACATTTTGCGGATAACTGTGATTAAATCATCAGGATATGTAGATGCCTCTATATCTTCATCTTCTAAGTCTTTCGTTTCCTGTTCAGTAGAAGAATCAATCTCATCAATGTCGTCGTCTATAATATCTGTCTGGGAAACAGATTCCTCTTCTATTACGGAAGTATTCTTTTGCTTATCTTTTAATTTCGTCGAGCTTGTCTTCTTTTTTGAATTACGAATTGCATCTTTTAGTGCTTTGATTAGTTCATCCGAATTAAGCGGAATTTCATTCACGATACCTGCAAATCTTGATTTACTATCTACAGAATAAGAGTCATCTCTAAATACAATTTTTCGTTTTTCATCTTTTACTTTATTTACCGTGATTTCTTTATGATTCACAATATTTGTACGACCCGTTCCTTCTGTTTCGATGGAACGGTCTACGCAAGCCACGCCCACCACATGTACTTTTGTTTTAAAATCATTAAAATATCTTTGAGGCATATTTGAAGTAAGTGTTGTATATGCTGCACTTGTAATAGGGTCAACAATATCTTTTGTTTTTGAATGACAAGTGTACCAAACTCTAACTCCAACCTTTTTTAAAGCTCTTACTTTGTCGTAAATCATATCAAACACTACATCATATCCAGCACCAAATCCACCTTGCACACTATTAAGAGTCTTTGCCGGCTTAAAGTTTTTACTGCCCAAATTTTCTTTGTTCCAATCCGAAATAGCTCTTTTTTCTGTCCATGCAATTAATTGGTCTAGCGTGTCAATGATAACAATTTTTAGATTTTTATACTCTGTTTCTTTATTTTTTATAATATCATTACAAATTTCTTCAAATTTCTTATAATTCGGGACATCTTCATATGTAATATCATCTATTGCCGATACTCCATCCTCATCACCGGTATTCAAAAGAAGATAACCATCTTCTCCAAATTCCTTTTCGCAAAGTTCACTGATAACAGTTGTTTTACCTACGCCTGATTCACCACAAATCATTATTGAAAAATCAGATAAATTGTCACTAATCTTACTTCTCTTACCAAATGCCATAAATATATTTCCTCCTAAAATAATAAATGTTATATATTTGAGAGAGGGCGAATAGCCCTCAACTCATTAAAGTTCATCGTCTTCAAACAAGTCTTCCATTTCTTCCGTTGTATCTACCAATGGCTTAATCACCATGTCATCTTCGGTATATACTGTATCTTGTCTGCCTTTTGTAAATCCTCTTGCCGGTTTTATAAACTGATACTCTCTAATTCTATCTCCATACACGTTACCGCCCAACTCGGCACGAATATCATCCATTGTAATCAATCCACAATCCAAATCTTCACGTTGTTCGTCCGTAAGCATATCTTCCGTAATTTCAACTTTCTGTGCTCCATTAAGCATATTGACTACCGCACCATATTCCTTGAATGTGTCATCTTCAACCATAAACTTGTGTTTAATTGCCTCAGTTCTTTTCTTTATCTTTTCGGCTGCATCATTTGAAGGTACTGGAATTGTAATAACAACTGGAACAGGAATATTCTGTTTTCTGTTGCTATCATACTCCATCATATAACCGCTCACATAATACTTACCTTTTTCTTCAACACTCATATCGTCCAAACTCTCTGAGTTAAACAAGATATTCATTGTAGCAGTCGAGCCTTCTTCAGCATCGTCGGCTGCAAGATAAATACGATTTGGCACATATGACTCATATACTTTTTGGGTTTTATCCGAATATTGATACTCACCGTTACCTCGAATAAAGAACTTCTTATCTTTATATTTGTCACTATCTATAAGCTTGAATATGTAATCAATAAAATCCCACTCAGAAATAAATTCATGTCTTCTCTTATTACTTTTTTCAAGTTCTTTATCTACTTCTGTTTCGGACTCAATACCCAACTCTTTGAGTTCTTCATCAGTCAAACTTGTACCCTCTTTAATTTTTTCTGATGCTTTTTCTAATTTATATCTACGACCTGGCTTTTCAAGGTCAACAATAAACTTCTTATATTCAGCTACTTCAGCAAGTTTAGGTGAAGTCAATCTGTCCTTAAACGGTATTTTCAAAGATTCGCCCTTTACTTTATTGCCATTTTCATCTACAGTCGCTTTAGAGTAAGTGTAAACATCTCCGTGTTCATCATCAAACGCTCCACTAGTTACTGAAAGCATATGACGATTATCCCCACAGGTCATATTGAACATTAGCTGTTTACGAATCCATCCTGATTCATATTTTTTTGTCACGAATGGTTCAAATTTCTCAGTTGCTTTTGGCATACTTAGTCTTCCGATCATTTCAAATTTCATTAAAATAAAATCCTCCTTGAAATAAAAATTAACGTAATAAATCTATCTGAACGCCCAAATGGACGGAACATAGAATTAAATTTATGTGAACTATATGAACAGTGGTTTATGGACACAAATAGTCCAAGGGTATGCTAATTCCCACCCAAACAAAATGATAAAAATAACACTTGATATTTCTGCAAAAATATGTTAAAATATAAAAATACAGAGTAATGGTATATCCCATTATGAAGTATCCTTTTATATAGACAATCAACTCCTCGACCAAAATTTGTTGATTGTCTATTTTTTATTCATAACTAATACATTCGATATTTTTTAATTCGAAAAAGTCTTCATACATTTCTTCTGGCTTTCTTTCCTTAAATGAATTATTCATTACTCGTGCTGCTTCCGTCTCCACTTCGTCATTTAGTTTTGGCATTGAAAACTTTTTACCAGTTCTATTTACAATACACTTATAGTAATTTTTCATTTTAGGAGTATGTAAAATCAAATATTCATCCCAGAAATTGAAGAATCCGATATTATTAAAGAAAAACTCTTTATCTTCTTCTGTTCTTCTTAATTTATAATATGGATACATTAACCTCATCCTTTCTTGTATTTTCTTCTGCTCTTTTAATGGAATAACGATATATCCGTTTTCATCTATATATGGAGTATCATCTCGCGAAGACGAGAACAGTAACTCACGTTTTAAGCGTTCATATATTTCCTTATTCTTATTCATATATTCTCCCTTCTATCTTTAAATTACTTAATAATTCATCTCAGACCCTACATCTGCATTTTTGATTACAAATATATTACATTTTTATACTTTTTATTGCAAAATAACTGTAAATATGATACAATTTAATTAAAATAATATAACGAAAGGAGGGATTATATATATGACTTTTGTAACAGATCTAGAAACAGTATCACCATGTTATTTTTCTGAGCCATGCTACATTGATAAAGTCACACACAAACCTCAAGCTGCTGATTCATCAAAATGTTTTAAGGGTGTTTACTGTAAACATGATGATGCTCTCTGCACAGCATCGTTTGGTTATCAAAATTGTGCAATATATCAAGATCACAATCACGAATAAGAAAGGAGCAAATTATGTTTAATCTACCTGTCGAGTGCCCTCATTGTGGCAATTCCATTACTCACAACTGGAGAAATCATATCGTTAGTTCTGATGTTATTGATGACGACAGAGGAATGGGTTCTGAAAGAGAACATACTATCGAATGTGAAGAATTCGAATGTCCTAATTGCGGTAAAACTTTTAGTGTCACTGGAAGTATTTACGAGTATCCAGAAGGTGCTCTTAACTACTATGAACTTGAGACGAATTAAAATTCTTATTATGTTTCTTCATGGAGAGGTTGTTGCCTCTCCTATTTTAATTGAAATTTAATTTTCATTAGAACATTACGTCTGTGATATGTTGACCACTCTTTAACCGTCTCACACTCTCACCATGAGGTTCATCATCTATACCATTAACAAAGTCATTCCAATGTTTAATCTGAAAATCTATAAATGCTTTGTCATTTCCTCTTCTATACATTCTTTTTACCCATTCGTCAAGCAGTTCTGTCTCTGGATATACGGTAAAATATTTTATTCCTGCGTCCTCCAAAGCTTGTCTTACAGCCAAATGACTACTTACAAAAATATAATCTACTTTACCTATATTCTCTTTTATATGCTCAATGTAGTTATTTGGGAAATTAGGATTACGTTCCTTGATCTTTTCATGTCTCACTCGCTCAAACTCTTTGTCTGCATTTATGGGACTAAGTATAGATTCCAAATCTTCTTTTATCTTTTGAAGTTCATCATCTGTCCGTTCTCTATATATCCAACTAAATTCACTACTATCACTATCTAAAATTGAATATATATCTTGATAGTTTTCAAAAGCATAAGTCTTTCCACGACAAGGGTAGGCACTAATTATTTTAGTTTCTTTCATTTATTCTGTTCCTTTCTTATAATCTCTTCTAGTGTTCTCGGCGTATAATCCATATAATTCATCATTGCACCTACGTTGTGCATAAAACAAGGCTTATCATATAATTCTCTCATTTCCTTTTTGAAATGTTGTATCATATTATACTCAAAACTGTTATGTACATGCCCATACAGATGTATCCAACCATAATAATGATTCTTAAAACAAGGTATTGGATAATGACATAGAACAACAGAAGTTTGTTTATCTATCTTTAGTTCTTTATAGTCTACAACCTCGACAAACAAATTGTGTAACTCTTTGTTTCTCAACAACTTACCATCATGATTACCTTTAATCAAATGTATTCGTCCTTTAAGTTGCTTGAAAATCTGAATGGTTTGTTCTGCATCATACCAACTAATATCACCTAACACATACACGTCATCATTTTCTCCGACGACATTATTCCAATTCTCAATAATCGCTTTGTCGTGTTGTTCTATGTTTAGAAATGGACGATTATCGAATTTTAAAATATTCTTATGACCAAAATGTAGGTCACTTATAAAATAGTTCATATTTATATATTCTCCTTTTACCACCAAAGAGATTGAAAATATTTTGCAAACAAATCAAGTCCCTCGTCAATTACTTCTTGTCGCTTATCTCTATCCGCTTTAGAGGGAATTTTAGTACCTTTCCACCAATCATCTTCGTGTATAATATACTCAAATGCAATTATCATTTTGTCCAAGATTATAAGCCAACCCTCAAGATTATCCACATTACAAGGAAAAGCGACAGTATTTTTTCTAAACTGTTTTAATCTCGGTACAAGAAATTTCGCAATCGTTTTGTCGAAATTCCATAATTCTTCAAGACTGATATAGTCGCCATTTTTCTTTAATTGTTTTTTTCGTTGTCTTGTATTCATATTAATTATTCTCCTTTAACAAACCACTCTTAACTAAATGCTGACGGATAATTTCTATAATCTGATTTTCTAAAAATGCATCAACATTAGCATTGCATTTGACATAATCTAATTCATCTTTGATAAAATCTTCTATTATAGAAGTAAAGTCCATATCCTCAATTGTTTTTACAATTTTCTTATGAATAAGTTCTTTATGTTCTTTTGTAAGAAATTCTTTAATATCATTCATATCAATATATTCTCCTTCTTGATAAACTCTTGTGAACAGTTCCGTCAATTTCCTCAAATCGTCCTTGTCTAAAAGAAGGTATTTCCCAGGAGGATGCTCTTTCCTTATAGCCTGATACAAAATATCCATATACTCATCCCGAAACTTTTGTTCTCTATTAGATAACTCTTTACTCATATATTTCCTTTGTCACCTCTGTATATCGCATTCATGAAAATCCATCAGTATCTTATACTTATATTCTCCGAATCTTTTTCGCCAGCGTTGTTTCGTTTTTTCACTTTCCCAACTAAACGGCAACATATGATAATTGATAAGGAAACATACGTCTAATACTTCTGAATTTTGAGGTATTCGACTCAATACAAAATACGAACCGTATGAATCATGGTCAAAGTAATGAGCTATGCCAAGATCATCAAATGTTTGAGTTGACAATTTACCTAAGTCATGCATCATCGCACCGCTCAGCCAAGGATTTTCATAACCCTTTTCTTTCATTAATTTCTTAGTATTTAAACAATGCTTGTATAAATCCATTGTGTGATGAGGATTCTTTTGGTCGAAATCTCCCATATAAGCTATTTCATTAACCAAATTTCTCACATGATTTTTAAATTCATCATGAATAATAATCTTGCTCCACCCTTCCTCAATGAATGGAATTTCAAATTTTCTAATTTGTCTTTCCAACACTTCATCAGGAACAGGATGTGGTCTATTTTTATTATCTTGTTGACACCACTCAAATGGTTTCGGCATTATGTAGCAAATCTTTTCTATGTCTAATCCATTAACTTTATTTAGAATTGCTCGGCGAGATTTCATTGTAATATTTGTTGCATCAGCTATCACATTGTATTTATTCTCCAAACGCTTTCGGATTAGTGTATAAAAAAGTTCAAAGACTTCATCATTCTGAGATTGGTCTCCGATTTCGCCGGTTAATTGTTCTCGTATCATATCAGTTGATATAATAACTGTATCAGGATTATCATTTGTAATCTGTTTTGCAATAGTAGATTTGCCACTTCCAGACAAGCCACACATAACATATAGTTTTGGTTTACTCATTCCTACACACCTCATTTTTTATACTGAATGTAATTAAGTTTGTCATCACCTTTTCCATAACATCTTTTGCTTCAGTATTAATCTCCAATGGATTATTCTCCATATACTCTTGTTTATATTGTTTAATCCACTCACACGTTTCTTTTGCTAAATTTTTTGAATATTCTAATTCATAATGATAATTAGATTTAATATCGAGTAACATATCCTTATTTTTAGGGATTAGAATAGTACGATAACTTTCGCCATTACAATATCTTTCGATAAAGTCTTTCAAACGTAAAATATGATGTAATTGTTTGGGGTCACAACCATATTTCTCAATCTTATCTACGATACTTGGATACGGATATGTAAGAGCTTTGTACTTTTCAAATGCCATTCCGCACATGCAATTAACACTTGCGTAATTGTTGTACCTTGCAATTTTTTCGGCATTATCAAACATAGGTGCGAATAGTTCTTCATAAATTGGATTTAAAATATAATATTGAGTAAACAAAAGTTCAACAAAGTTAATATTTTGTTTCTTAAAACACTCAAACATTTTACGAATATCTTTCACATCACATAAGCAACCATTCCCCATATCAAGTGTCGTACTTACCGGTTGACGATTAAACACAATATCGTTTAATGTAGGAAGAATTATTGCTTTTGAATCGACATCTGAACCAGAGTAATCCAATTCATAATTTTGTGAACCGTATAAAAATACACCAACAACATTGTAGCCTAACGATATAAGTTTGTCGTAATGTTGTTGAATTTGATTTTGCACTTCTTGTTTAAACATCCTTCAATTCCTCCTTGAAGAGCATAGAATAATCGTCTACTCCCATTTCCTTTAATTTTTTATATCGAGGTGACTTTTTGTTGCCACTTTTTAAAACATTGATATCATGACCATAATATAATTCTCTACAATATACTTGATACTCCTTAGGAACATTTTCTGAAACATATATCATAAAATCTTTCTTATTGGTTTTGGGAGCAGCATCATAGTATTGTTTTATATTTTTTGTGGTCTCAGTAATATACTTCATAACAACGGTTGCTATCTTCTTAACATTTTCATGATAAGCCTTTGGTAATTTCGATAGCAAATCATCATAACAGCTGTTAGCGATAGAAGAAATCACTAAATTGATAGACGATAACTTAGATAATACTTTATGAATATGCACATAATCATTGTATTTTAATTTAACCTTATAACCGTCAATGTTGATTACAAAACCTTCCGCTTCGTCAGATGACTTATCGTCTAATTCGGTCATAATATCATCCAAGGTCTTGTTGAAGATTTCTGTTGTTGGAATATTGTATAATTTTGCGAATTTGAGAATTGATTCATATGAATATTCTTCGCCGGTCAAATTACTTCTCATGCCGATAAGATATAATCCTTCTTGCTCTTTTGTGTATTTAACGACATGTGTATCTTTCAATGAAATGTATTCAAAAACAAAAGTGATATTGGGATATTCTCGTAACATCCGTTCATAACCAGGTAACTGATATATCATCTTATAACCATCTTGTAATCTCCATGAAATATTTGGATTAATAGATTGACTGCCTGCCATTATAATTTGACCGTTATACCAAGTAGCTGATTGCATAGAACCGTCCAACTTATTTGAAAATTCAACTATTTTTGCATTGTCAACTCTACTTTGTATATTCTCCAAACTTGTTTCTTCAAGCTCATTAATATTAAAGAATTTAGCAAATGGACACAAAACTATTTTGTCATTTACTATATCAATTACTATACTTCTACATTCACGATAAAATCCATCATATATACTCCATAATTCCTCACCGGAATTATCAATTTCTCCATTGTAGATGTCACTATATTGACCATATCTCAAAAGAAGAAAGTGTCCATTTTGATTTAATTCTAATCGTGAAAGTAAGTCTGTATATTCAGGATATTGATTTATGGGTTCAATATTATTTAAACATTCGACCCATAGTTCCAAACAGGTTTTCTTCCCATCCATGTTATATGTAATATATCCCATTCTTTGATGAAACTCATTTTTTATTTCAATGAATTTATTCATTACTGGATTCCAACTCATTAAACAGCCTCCTCAATAATCCTCTTGGGCTTGGGTTACTCCACCAACCCGACACAAAATCATAATTATCTTTATCATGAGTATAATGACCTCTATACGTTTTTAATTCGGGAGCAAGCCTATCTATTACTTTGTTATATTCAATATGGTCAAATGGAGCTCTTATATCATAATCGTCTTTTGTACTTACATCAAAATGAATATCGTCTAAGTCAGAATCTTGAGCATTATACTTCATATACTTGACTTCCTGACGTTCCGCCCAATTTATTAACTCATCTTCTAATTCATTTAAAGTAAGCAATCGTTCAGATTCATCATATATAGAAATCTTATCGGAATTTGTGGATAAAAACTCTTTCATTTCTTCAACAGAAGTATATGCATCGTTGTGTTGATTAAACAAAGGTTTCCATCCACCACTTCTATGTCCAATACAAATCTCATAGCCGAAACAAGGTTCGTCCACAAGTCTATATTCATTAAAGAAATATTTCTCAACAAATTCCTTGTTTTGCGTATGTATATAATATTTTGTACTCATTATATTTTCTACCTTTCTACCTATACATTCTCCGTTTTATCCTTTGAAAAGTTTATTCAAGCTCCCATTTGTAATTGGTTGCAAAAATTATTCAATTTCATTATATCTATTTGATGTCCTATCTGGTTTGTTAATATTTTTATCATCAGCCTTTTTACGGCAATAGATAAACCCACATCTATATCAAATTTATCATTTTTATGGCAACTTGCTTTCGCTTTGTATTCTTTATGTTTTACCTGAACCGTTTTACCATTGTATCTATACCAAAATGTAAACGGCTGTCTATTGCCAATTGAATAATTCGTCCATACACCATATTCCCATTCTGTCCATTTATGCAATGTAGTGAAATATTTCATACATACATCTTCTGAGATATAGCCTTCATATTTGTTCTTATATCTAAAAGAAATTATGCCATCTTCTGACACATCAATCACTGTACATATTGCACCAATATGACCAAATGTACCTATTTTCTTTTTTAATTTTATCTTATCGCCCTTCATCATGCTGCAACACTCTCCCTTTGAAACATTGTTTTCATCTATTTATATATTTTCCGAACAAAAACCATAATCGCCAAGTTTCTTATCAATCACTCTATCAATATCATCAGAAAACATTCTCAAAAGCTCTTGCTTAGCCTTCATGATATTCTCTGCTATTACCGTATATTCTTCATTAATTGTCAGCTTATATAGCCCATTCACACATATAATATCCATAACATTACTCCTTTTCAGTTGTAAGAATTGCACCATCACCATAACTCCACGACAAATTGAATGAAGTCATATTATCTGTATTAATCTTTTCGCCACGATGTATAATCATTGGCATTTGACCCATATCACTCATCTTTTTTGATGGTATAAGCACAATTGAATCATATACCTTTCCATCTTCAAACTTATTTTTGACAAGGCAATCAACTTGTTCTTCAAGCAACTTTACTCTATCTGAATCTTCAGGCTTATCAATTATAGTTTCATTAATTGTTTTTAATTGATCTCTGATGACAGTCATATCCCACCGAATATCACAAATCACTTTTCTTATACATCTAATGTTTTTAAAAAATTCCATAATCTTTAGCCCTCCTTATATCAACTTGTAATGAAGATAATCATTATAACTCTGAGAAAACTTGATATATGCACAATGGAGATTTTTATAAATATCTTCCTTTGCTTTATCTACATACTCATAATCATCACATATCTTAACATTATTTCCATATACAATAAATGAGTTTTGCTTATTATCAAATATTGCATTATCAGCCGAGAATTCGATATTTATACTATTACCTTCTGAATCCTCCACCCAAATATCATTAGTATCCCCATTTAGTAAGTCCAATTCCTTGTTTTCACTTGTAAAGATAATGCCTTCTTCTGTGAATAATTGAACATCATATTGTCTTTTCCTGTCATGTGTATTTATAATATTCAAATCTTTAATAGTTTCTTCAAACTTTTCTCCCTCATTTAATTCAAGAGCAATTGCCGAAAGACAATCATAATTCAATTTAATCTTTCTTGAAAAAGAAACAACCTTGTTAATTTCAGAAAAATATTTTTTATCTATTTTATCTGTCAAATAATTTCTTACTTCGTCTGCCGTCGGATATTCAAATCTAAAGTGAAAGTGAAATCTTCCTGGTCTGTTAATCATATATTCGTTCAAATTGCGATATTCATTGCAAGTTACTACAAATAATTTCTTCCCAGAACTTGTACCATCAAAGAATGACAGCATTTGTGCTTGTGGATCTACATCATCTCGACTCTTAAATGTTTTGTCAAACTCATCAAACAAAATAAGCACTTCATTTTTAATGTCATTTAGGAAATCATCAATGCCGGGAATAAAATCGTCGACCAATATAACTGGAATACCATTTTCAATTGCTTTTTGTGAAAGTAGTCTTGCGAACAAAGACTTTCCAATACCTTTATCTCCACTAAGAATTACACCCAAATTCTTACGAGATTTTTCAAATCTATTCAATACTTTATTCGCCTTTTCTTCATGAACTCCGTATATCTTATCTTCCTTGATTTCCAAATCATGTTGTTTCTCTAAAAAGAAACCGGTAAATTTACTGAATCCAATTTTATATGTTTGTGCCGGCAGTTTGTCCAACACGATTAAATCCTCGCCATAAATTTGATATGTACTTCCTGTTTTTATAATTTTCATAATTTTTCTACCTCCTAGTTATCTATTCTCTGTCTGTGTAAATTGAGTTACCTCTTTTAAATCAGCCCTTGTTTTAATCATGAACATCAAGAACTGTAATAAAGCCGTCCATATTTGCACCTAATGCTTCTTTATGTTTTCTATCGAAATCCTTATCTTCAACAAAGCTTGTACCATTCCAAGACGCTCGTGCAATTGCTGTTCCGTCAGGCAAAATACATACATAACAATCCATTTCAGGTAGATTAACTATATCTTTTTGTCTTGCTCCGTCTACAAGTATATATTTATCATAAAAGCCCATATTAGCAAACCAATCTTCTTCACTATATCGGCTTCCCATACACTCTTTTAACGTAGACAACAAGCTTGACCAAAATAATCTTCCGTTTCTTTCATCACGGCTATAATAACCCCAATTATAATATTCGTTATTTCCTTTGTTCTCTGCATCAACTTTTAATTTTATTTCTGCTTTATATCTTCCACCTATTTGATAGCAATCCCATGTGAATGTAGGATAATTGACAACATGGTCTTCATTTTCTTCATCTAAATTACTATAGACATTACCTACATAATACGGATTCATAATATCTGCAATTTGGTTTTCGCTTGGTAATTCTTTGGTTAATAAATGTACACAATAATGCATTTTAGTCCTCCTAGTTATCTATTCTCCATTTGAAAGTAATATTTAATCGGCATCTTCTCTCAACACTATATCTCTATATTCTTCACCGGAAATCTTGCCAAGCTTCATATCTACATAGGCAGCCAATTCATGATTGCGAATAAAATCACAATCAGATATACAATCCCTTATAATATCGCATGCATCCGTTGAATGAATATAACACATACTTTCTCTTACGAGGGCATTACTCATTCTCAGAGTTGCTTTGCGGTATTGTTCAATTATGTAAATGAGTTGCTCTTTGGACAACTTTGTTAATTGACCTAAAATATCTTCCCACATATGATTATTCTCCTAATTCTAATAACTTATTGACCAAATCTTGCAACCTTGAATTATTCGGATATTTCTTTGCCATATCTTCATAATACGTAACCGTTTTGTATTTATTGATTTCTTGTTCCAGTTCCTTTTCAATTGTAGCTTTCTTTTCTGCCGTCTCTTTTAATCTTTTTTCTTCTATATGTCTTTTGTTATACGCATCCATATTCACAACACCAATAACTTGTCCAAGTATTTCTTTATCACAATCTTCAATAGGAAAAACACGTTTAATTTCTCCAAGTACCCTTGCATTTTCATTTCCCCATCCATTCACAACGACCAACCATGAATCACATATTAGCTTTGCTTCGTCATCATACAATGCAACTGCATAATCATCGCATGCATAATCGTCAAACAAATTAACAATTGCCACTTTATTAAAATCTTTCATATTATTTACCTCCATAAATTGTGCTTTTTATACTAAATTATTAAAATATCATCTTTGTATAACTTCACTTATGACATATAATACGAGCATTGTTATAAATACTGTAAGCAATATACTATCCGCCACTTTCCTCACCCCCTTGTCTTGAAATTAAGCTTTAATCGGATATTTCAATTTTCTCTCCAACGTATTTCTGAACATATTCTTGAACATTCTCAGGATACGAATCTACGACATAATCTGTATCAATTGTTATCTTCGTAATAATATTCTCCGTCTTATCCAAAAATATATTGCCAACCGTACCACCTGGAATTCTTATGTACAAAAGTCTTTGCTTCATATCCGCTTCAGTTGCCAATATATAATGTCCATAGGCATATTCGTCAATCATTTTCTTATCAAAGCCGGCTAATTCATCAAGTTCTTTGGTTAATTTACAGTGATACTCATGAGAAAGATATTCGTTTAATTCTAAATAACAATCATATCTATGAGTTAGTTTCATTTCTTTACACCCTTTCTATAAAGCCACATAAAACCATACACAATCCAAAACATTACTTGCAGCACTAAAAGAAATAATATAGCTGCAATTAATACTATAAAAACAATTGTCCCTATAATAATTCCTAATATATTTTTATTAAAAAATAATTTCTTAAATAAATTTTGCAATACATTTAATCCAATTATCATCGGATTTATTGTATCAGCCAGAGTTAGAAGAAAAATTCCGCATAAAGCTGATGTAATTATGTACATCGCCATAATAGCTGCAAACATATCATTATTCATAATTAATTTCCATCCTCTAATTTTTCTATCGTAATTTTATACTTTTCGCAATCTTTTGTTTCAATGAGTAATAATTCATCTATAGCCAACACAACATTCTTACTGTAAGAAGTTTTGTCTGTTTCAAACAGCCAAGTATCACTATATTGACCTACATATCCAACATATTCTTTCTTTTCTCCTATGTTCATAATTAATTCTCCTTATTATGTTGACTCCATGCATCCAGCACTGTAAGAAACATCTCGCCCCTTTCAGTCAACCAACAGTAGCCAATACTACTACCATGATCTGTAAACCCAAGACTGTCTATTTCATATGCCATGAATTGAAATACTCCATACTGCTCATAATCTTCGGTGTCTATATGCAATTCCGTTTTATATCTTTCTTGCACCTCATCATAACTTAAATCCTTCCATTCTTTCCGAATATGAAGATATCTTCGAATGACTTCCAAAGTGGTATCAGGTGATCCACAAGAACATAAATTTAATTCATTGTACAAGTAATGATCTATTAATGGATTGATTAAAGAATCCTCATAGGACTTTTCTCTATTACCAACCTCAACAGCATATCTCAAGAAATCTTCCGGATCTTTTTCTATAATCTTTTCTGCAATTTCACTTAATAACATATCATTTTCTCCCTTTCATATATGCCTAATTTCTTCATCCGTTGCAATTTTCACTTCACTAAGTAAATATTCTCCACACCAACTTTCTTTGTACCCAGAAACCATAACCATATCTTCTTCGTCCTCCACTGTAACACATTGATAACAAACCACCGTACCCAATCTCTTAGTATTTCCTACTTGAACAATAACAAATGTTCCTGTATTTATTGGAAATGTTTTTGTAAAACTCATAATGATGCTTCCTTTCGTGGATATTCCCCTATTGATACCAAATACAAAATATAAAAACAATCTGCCACATCATGTAATTTTTCAATGAGTTCTCCATGAGATGAATATATCTCAAAATTATTGACATCCATAATGCGTACAGTCAGGTATGAATGCGTTGATCCTTTATAATTATAAACACAGTCAATTTTTATTTCTTCCATAATAGAAATTCTCCATTTAAAACTGCCGTTTCAATTAGTTCTGTATATATTGAAAAATTGTTGGCTTATCACAGTATTCATCTATAACTTGCATAACTGCCTGTCTTGTCCAATTATTCTCACAACACTTGGCAAACCATTGCTCCAGCCTTTCAATATCATCACTCCCACCATAATCTCTCAAATCTCCGAATACCGAAACTGTAGTAGATGACATCTCATTTTTAACAGGATTATGCCAAATGCTCATTGTAAGACTGCCTTCGCTACCCATTGGAAGAAACTCTTGTTGAACCCATTCGTCAGAATCATCATAATCACAATTTGCCATTTCTTCCCAATCAACTTCTCTACCAAACTTTTCGGTAATCTCATCATCAGAAATCTGACCTATACTGTCTATTCTAAATATCGCCGCCACATGTGTCCATCTGCTCATATATTTATTCTCCTTTTACGTAACCATTTCTAATAATTTGTAGTTCTCTCATCAAATTAGAAGTTGAGTACAACGCCGATTCATCTCTCAATTCTTTTAAATTCTGCAATGTATCTTCAAGTTTTTTATCAATCTCTTTTTGTGATAAATCATTATGCGATACTTGTTGTTCTTCAACCCTTTCTCGCAAAGTCTTATATGTCATAATATCATCCAATCTTACTGTCGATTAATCCATGTTTTAAACTGATGGAATTCATTTTCCGTCATACAGATATCTGCATAATAAAAGTCTTTATTGAATATAATCGCCCAAATTTTCTTTAACTTTTTAATAAATCCAAAGTCTTGTTCAGCATAAAATTTGCCATTTGTAAACACTAATAAAGCATAATGAAATGTATTATATTTATCAATTTTAATATGTATCCCCTCATCACAACCGCAAGTGCAATTTACACATAATTCATTTCCATCAAAATTCTTCAGCACCGCCATAGTAAATTTCTCCTTCCTCTGTAATCCTTTTTTTAAAAATTGTTTTGCTCGCTACCTTTTTTACTCTAAAATTCACCGGACATTTATCATATATCTTTTTGTCAGTTACCGATACGATTCCTATCCCATATTTTGTTTTGCAAAGTATCACATCACCAATTTGGACATTATCTCTGAATCTCATCCAATTTGAAGGAACTCTCCACATATATGTTTTATTATCAACATCATTTCCATTGATATGTCTACCGTAAATATACATCGTTCGTTCATTTCTATAGCTACTTGCTCCCCAATCTTCGACTCTGACTTCTACATCTTCTATATTATTCTCTTTGTAAATAAGATACATAATATAGCCGTCGCTAAGAATTCCGTCGGAAGCAACCACAATTTCTCTATCCGGCTTTCCGAATTTTTCGAAATAATTTCTACATTTCCGTAGTTTTCTTTCGGACACATGAGTCCTTGCAAAAGCATCCGAAATCTTTATATCCGATAATTTCATCGTTTTTGTTACCATAACGATATTCTCCTTTGTGTTTAATTTTCAATAATCGAAAGACTAAGTTTTAGATTTAATTTTTCACATATATCACAAATTTGAGAAAGTGAAAAATTGTAATCTCCACTTTCATATTTAGAAAGCATTTTCGGAGTTACTTCTAAATAACTTGACATTTCTTTTAGGGTCATATTGTGTTTTAACCGATATTCCAATAAAGTTGTCGAAAACATATATTGTATATCGTAGTAATACAATTTTGATGTACACATATAAGCATACAATTTATCGAGATACTCGCCAGCATTGACCAATTCTATATCATCGTTCATTTTATGATTCCCCTTTTAATTCTCTACATCTTCTCTACATCACAACACCAATGTTATTAATTTGTCTATTCTCACTTGTACTCTTTTGAATTTCTCCATTGATTTTACAATAGAAACTTCCACCACCATCAACTTTAATAACATCAGAAAATCCACAATCTTTAATTTTGTCGTAAATCTCTCCACTTGTAATACAATTTGAGGTCTTTGTTTCAATGTAAAAATAATAGATATAATTATCTTTGACTCCTAAAAATCCGTGAACAGTTGGTCTAACTATCGAATTATCCCAACCTTCGTCCAAATATTCTGTCGTTGCTCTAAATCCATCAATTATAATCGGCGCACCCGAAACGGCATATTTAACATCTTCATCATATAAACTGTTGTACTTATCAATAAAAACTGTATTGTCATTACAAATAATCAATGTAGACACGTCTTTTGTTTTAAACTGATCAGACGCATTTTGACTTGCATAGAAATAAACCTTATTATCCTTGACTTTTCGTTCCTTCAAATATTTCAAACATGGCGATGAAAGTGTGTTTTCATCTAAATCAGCAACAAGGTTTGCAACGGGCAAAGTAAAGAAAATTCCGTCCTCTTTGAAGTTTGCAAAATAACCAAGATTAAAATATGTATCTTCGTCCAAGTTGCTCTTTGATTTATCAACCAATTTAATTTGAAATCTATTCGCCGGCACTCTTAACATACAAATACCATTATGTGAAACTATCTTTGTTTCATTCTTATTTAACAGTTCAGAATATCGGTTAATAATCACATTTAAATCATCCAAGTGAACGAGTTTCTTCCTATTAAATATATCATTCCAATATTCAATTTCGTCATCAGGAATAACACCATCGTTCTTCAATACCTTTGTTTGTTTTTCCAATGTAATTGGATAGACAATTTTACCATCTGGGTCAAATACTTTATATCCCTGTTGAACCCTTTCTTCTGTGCATTCTTGAATAGCTTTTTGCTTGTCCGTATATGCACAAATTTGTGAACTATCCCATTTGCCATTGTTCCAATTTTTACGCACTCTATAATATCCCATTTGTTCACTCTCCTTATTCTTCATCAAGACGTTGTTGGTATTCGCTAAAATACCATTCTAATTCATTTCTAAAATTTTTAATCGCTTCTGTCACTTTCCCCTTCGTTGTGAAGTAAATAATATTTGGTTCTCTTCTTTGAGAGCTTCTTCCTATTTCAAATAGACTGGAACGATAGTTATATGTAATAAAATATTTATTGATTTCATCATTTTTCCAATCAGATATAGAAATAACCTTGTCATTTGCCGCCTGCCATTGTCTTAGACAACGTTGCAACCTATCTGCACGAGCGTTGTTCTCGGCAATCACCTTATCATTGTAATAATTGCCTGTGTTATAACATTGCTCATCCCCTTGGTCATTATCTTCTGTAACTCTCATTATATTATTGTATATATCGACAAGATAATACATTTCACCTTTTTCAACCCTCTCATACCCAGCTCTAGGTTTATCCTCAATCAATCCTAGCTTTTTTAACTGTTCCTCGCTGATTTCAGCTTGAACGCTTTTACCATTTGCTTTTAATTCTACTTTCATTACTGTTCCTCCTTAATTTTATTTCGCCTCAATACTCACGCCCTCGTGCGTGTGCCAATACAATTTGTAATGATATGGGTCTGTATGTGTCCCTGTTATATCCTCAACCGCATACATTGTGTATTCGTTTAAATACACATAGTTTTTCTTATACGAATTCTCACCCGTTTTAACAGTTATCACCAATTCGTTAGTTGTATTATTGGATATACTCATATATCCCTCCGCCTCAAGCACGATATTATCTGTTCGTGCATTGTAAACGGTGATTTTTCGTTCACATTCAAAATAATCTGCCTGTTTTGACATATTGTAGTTTACCATTTCTGCCTCTGAACACGCTTTCTCCGTTGTGAAATGCGGTTCATATCGGAATATACTTCCCTCAAAGACTCGGTTTCCTTTTTTGTCGGTAACTCCTGTAAATTGTCCTACTGTTTCAGGTATAACCCTATGTGCCCAGTCAACATCATTTGATGAATTATCAATTATATACACTACTTCATCTTTTACATCATCAGCTTTTTGCTGAAATATACCGCCCGTTATCCATTCTCCATTGTCTATACGTTTACCTCTGAATAATATCTCACGCATTTCATTTCCTCCATTATTTCATCTACACATTTTACACAATAACAGCCTTCAAGACCTTCTATTTTGTATAGAAAACTCATCCACATTCGATTCCATATGCCTTTATCAACACATCTTTTGCAAGAACCTTGACCTTCGCCCTCGCAACATGTAACTTTTACTTTTTTTAAATCATTCATTTATTTTTCCTTTCAATCTTTTTACAATCTCTGAACACTTGTTAATATAAGATCTTGTTACTCGACCACCGTTTATTTTCTTTTTATCTTTTTCGTTAATAAATACTTCAAAAACATTAGATTTGCTTATTTCTTTCATCATTAATATTCTCCTTTTTTTATTTTCATTTTTAACGCTTCTTTAAATTCTTGTTCGGTCATCTTATCGCTGTTTCCGATGTACCTTGTATATCCCTTATTCATATTCTCTCCCATTGTTTGAAAAGCCATTGCCATGCCCTCAAAACTCTTAGCACATACTTCTGTCGGTACATTATTCTCTTTCTTTGAAACAGATTTTTCATCGTTGTCATTACAACAATTAAGAATCAAAGCAAACACACCTACACCGCCGGCAAATCCAACAATCATTGCAACCAATAGCATCAATACTTCACCCATATTATTTATCCTCCAATTCGAAGTGGATTTTTACCAAATCAATTAACGCAAGATATTCTTTGGCAAACTTACTATTACCGTGTGTTTCTTTTACCTTGTCAACAAATTCGGCTAATGTTCCGTAAAAACAACCGCATTTAACAGCTATATTTTTACCCTTTGTTCTGAAAATGGTTGTATTCCTACACACTGAACCTAATCCTTTTATTGTTATATAGTCTGCATTGCCGCACACCTCTGCATTGCCGCACACCTCTGCATTGCCGCACACCTTTGCATTGCCACACACCAAAGCATTGCTGTACACCTTTGCATTGCTGTACACCTTTGCATTGCCGCACACCTTTGCATTGCCACACACCAAAGCATTGCTGTACACCTTTGCATTGCTGTACACCTTTGCATTGCCGTACACCAAAGCATTGCCGCACACCTTTGCATTGCCGTACACCTCTGCATTATCATACACCTCTGCATTATCATACACCTCTGCATTACCGCACACCCAACAGTTACCTTCTTGAGATAAATTGTGTTCGCTTTCAACATAACCTCCAAGCTCTCCTTTTTTTACATTACCAAAATCTTTTAGAGCTTTAATTCTGTGTAATGCTGTTCCATACACCTCTATTGTTTCATCAGTCAATTCATATTTTTTCATACTGTTTTACCTCCAATTTACTTAGTTTTCTTTACTTTTTTCTTTAATTTGACTTTTAATCGTTCCATTCGCTTATATTCTTCACTATCCCACAATCCATGTGCCAATAAGCTGTCTTGTTTATTGCACACCAGTTCTAATAGTTTTTGATACTCTTTTTGTTTCATGTTTTTTCTCCTTTCTGTACTTTCCGTTACAATAATCTTTTAACACTTCATATGATATACGTCTATATTGATACGGAGTATTCTTAATTGCTTTAATCTCATTTGGAAAATTTTTATCTTTAAATTTACTTATATCGTCTTTAAACAACTCAAGAATCAGTCTGTTCTTTTTATAAATATCTCTCTTTACATCTAATTTCTGTTCATAATATTCGAGTCTTTGTGCTGCAATTGCACTTAATTTTGTGTCATCATTCTTTTTAAAATGACGTGTATCACAAATTCTCAAATCCATTTCTTTTTCAAGATATCTCATATTCTCATATTGTTTATCTATTTCACTTATGATTTTGCTTGCCAATTGTAAGATACCTGCCATATCAACATCTAATATATCTACTTCTAACTTGTTATAATATGTGTATGGGTTTCTTTCATCTGGTAAATGAGGTGTTTTTAACAATCCGTCTATATCCATAGATTTAATGTTATTTATATTATTCTTGTCTTCTTCACCACAATTCTCTGGTTTTTCAACGGGCATATAACCATCTGTCAATTCGATAACACGACTTCTTCTTGAATTCCCTTTCAAGAAATTTTGTACTCTTTTGGTCTTTAAGAAACCCAATGCAGCTGGGAAGGTCTCAAACGAGTTGGCTAAAGTCGGATTACCCGACCATGCCAATCTCCCGTTTGGATTGGTTCTAATATATTGTTCTCCATTCGTGATTACATATATCATTGAGCATCGCCACCAATCTCTATAATGTTATGATACAAAACAGTTATATTATCTTTGTAACGATTATTCTCGTGCATATGTCCACAATACCAATTACTATATTGGACATCTTGTTGAATTTCTTGAAGATAATTTGTTAATCTATCCGATTTCAATTTATCAAAGAAACCTCTACTCATATTCATTACATCTAAAGTCTTTGTTGGTGGGCAATGTGTTATAATATAATCCACCTTATTACCGTATTTAACTAAATTTTCAATACCTTCGTCCATTTCCTTTTGGGAAGGCAATTCTTCTTGCCACCAGGATATGTGGTTTATACGAAATATTTTGCAATAATCATATTGCCATTCCGCAATTCTCGGGTCATCAGTTTCTAATATACCATCTCGTATATCATGAGATTGTGCTCCCCCAAATGTAAAGAACGTTTTGCCATCAATAGTAAACACTTGTCCTCTCATCAAGTGAATAATATGCGGACGTATCTTATGTATTTTTCCTCCGTTCCATTCTTCAACCAACAATTTCTTTAGTCGGTCAAAGTTACTATGGTTTCCGTCTACAAATAATGTAGTCCATGGCTGATTTTCAAGCCAATCAAGGTTATTCCTTTCAATATCAGTGTCGTGCCAATAACCAAAATCACCACAAACTATGACATAATCACTTCGATTTAAACTTTGTCCTATCGGGAAGCATTCAGGTTTAAACCGATTTTTCCAATCTCCATGCGTGTCTCCTGTTATAAATATCATTTGTATCACTCTCCTTTACGCCACATTCTTTTCTTGATTAAGCATATACTCAATGAAAAGTTTCTTCATATTATTATAGTTCTCTACTTTGTCATCTGATGAAAGGATAGTTTCATCGACCGTTTTAAGCCACTTTTCGAGGTCTGTATCGTAATCTTTCTCACAACAATAATCGACTAACTTCACAAGTTCATCGTGTCCTTTTTGTGCTAATACGGAGTTCTCAGGCAGTACATCTGCCACTATTTGTTCGTAGAATTCCAAGTCTTCCGGTTCAATTCCTTCTAATATATTGTCGTCTGTTTGGGTTGTTCCATTTTCGTTCTCAATTTCTTGTGTAGAACCACTTGTATTTTCAGATTGAACATCTACATCTTCTGTATTATCATTCTCTACTTCAATTCCAAAAAATTTTTTCATTAAATACAATATATGTTCTACTTTATGTTTAATAAGTTTTTTGTCTTTTGTATTTTTATTTTCGTCTAATTCTTCCCAAGTAACACCATTTACCTCTTTGTTTTTCATATCATCGAACGAATTCAAAAACTCACCAAAACTCTCATCGTCCATACCAAGTTCAGTAAATTTATCAAACGCTATTATCCACACCAATATATCTTTCGGTTTAAACAAATTGGCTACTTTTTTATTTTCAAGCTTGTCTGAAAATGGTACAATACGATTAAAATAATTTTCAATTTGTTGATATTCTTTTATAGAAGAATGGTCGTTGAGGTAATCACACATTTTTTTCGGATTATTTTTCCATTCATCAAAATGATAAACACCCATAACACATTCAGAAATAACTCGTTCCCAAAACCCTCTTTTCTTATCACTTTCAGTCAGCATTGTGCAATCCCTTAAAAACTCACTTGTATTTTTTATTCTTCTGATTTCTTTTGCAAAGTTTTCAATATATGTAAGTGCTTTTTGTGAAGTATTCATAGCTGTGTGATTATTATAAATATTAACAAGAATTGCCGATTCTTCGGGAGTACAATTTTGATAAATCGTAACCGTTAATTGAGTCCTGTTAAATTGTCTTTTTAGTTCCTTTGGAAGGTCTTCGTATGTTTTGCCTCTTAAATCATACTCCACACTTTCCCAAATGACCTCACCGTATTCATTGTAAACAATATGACCACCTTCATCATGTTTCTTCCTATTATATTTAACTATAGGCTCACGTATTTCATTTGTAACTTTATATCCATCATATCTGAATCTTCTTAATGCTTCTGTTCTTTGTCCACCGTCAACAATATATGTAGATTTTATATTATTATCAGATTTCACCTCTGAAAGTATTAAGTTAGGAATATACACTGTTCCACTTACCGCAGATGCCACCAACCCATTTAAAGCCTCTTTTGTCCAACAAAAATCACGTTGAACATTAGGTTCAGGTTCTATGGTTTGAGCCTGCACATCTTCCAAATACTGCCCCACTACGTCTCTTTCAATTCTATATTCGTCCATTTTATTTACCTCCTAATAAGCATTTGTATTTTTCGTTTATTTTTTTCATTTTTAATTGCCATCATACTATCGTTGTACAAGAAATTATCAATTTTGAGCATACTTATAATTTCGTCTTTTGTGTATCCGTCTGATAAAAAGAATAGTATCTTTCTTTGGACTTTTGATAATCCATTGAGATAATCCTTCATTTGCGGAGAAAGTTCTTCATCATCTGAATTATTCTCTACATAAGGTATTTTCTCTGCTAAACTAATTCCATCTTCAGTGTCAGCATCAAATGATATATTTTGAATAACAATAGGATTTCCGTTTTCATCTCTCTTTAATTTTCCATTTTCATCCGTCACAAGATTACATCGTTTCCACCTGTGTCCATCCCGTGACCAATCTTTAAAGGAACGTTTCATATTTCCTATGAAATACGTATTAAATGAACATTTTTTATTTTTGTCATAACTTTTTACACTTTCCATGACTACCTTCTGTGCATCTGAATATATGTCATCATGTTCTGACATCGGAATATTCGATTTTTGAATTAATGGATAACAAATTTTTCTTATCTCTTTCATATTATTTCCGCAATATTTATCAAACAAAGCTTTTTCTTCTTCGTTTTGCATTTTATTTCACCTGCCTTATTTTGTTATTCTCTATTTTAATGTTCATTTAATTTGTAAGTTATCACGATCCCTACACCGATTCCTGTTATCACCAATCCAATTAAGTACATATCATCATCTCCTTTTTATCTTTTATAAATGTGTAGCTTTATTAAGACCTGAATTCAGTGTTATTTGAAAAGAAAAAGTCGCAGCAATTAGTTAGTCAATGATGTTGTTTGTGATTAATGTAAAAGAAAGGAAATTAAATGTACTAATACACACTTCAAATGAAAGTTGACATCCATTAATGACTAATTGGATTGTACCAACGAAAGGTTTGAATTCATAGTTTCATCGCTTCCTTTCTTGTTACAATTTCTTTTCTTTTATTACATTTTCTTTACAAAATTTACGCCAATATGATTGACATTTCCCTAATAATGTGCTATAATAAACACATAAAAAGCAAGGATATTTCTTTTATCCATTATGAAATAAACGTGTTGGGGAACACATTTCAAAAAGGGTAAATTAATTTAATATGGGGATATTAGATTAATTAGAAATATTCTGTTTTTAAAAATCAACAAAACCATATTATCACGCTTTAACGTGAATGTCAACTTATTTTCACGTTTTTGGCGTGATATTGTGGTATTCTACAAAAAACGGAGGTGTAATTTATGCAAAATCCACAAATGATTGCAAGCAGAATAAAACAACTTGCAAAGGACAACAATATTTCTATCGGTAAATTGTGCAAAGAATGTGGTTTGGGTGTCAATTACATCAATCAAATGTCCAACAAGAAATCCGTTTCTCGTGAAAAAATAGAAATCATTGCAAACTATTTTAACGTTTCCGTTGAATATTTACTTGACGAGCCACAAAATAATAATCAAATGATTGAACTCCCTATCTTAGGCGAAGTTTCGGCAGGCTATGGTAAATATGCCGACAATGAAATAATTGGCACACAATACGTCCCCCTTAATTGGTTAAGTGGCAATGAACCACACGTATTACTTCGTGTCAAGGGCGACAGTATGATCCCCAAGTTTGAAGAAGGAGACCTTGCACTTGTCCGCTATCAACAATCCGTTGACAGTGGTAGTTATGCCGTTGCTTTAATTGATGATGATAATGGTGTCATCAAACGAGTAATGTACGGTACAAATTGGATTGAACTGCAAAGTTTAAATCCAATGTATTCCCCAAGACGTTTTGAAGGCGAAGATGTTACTCGTGTCCGAATATTTGGATTAGTGAGAAAAATCATTAAAGATACTGATACTCATTAACGTTCTATATTGGAACATTATAATCAGTTTATGTATTCTTTTCAGAACATATATTACTATTTTAAATTAGCTTTGTCAACATTTTAGAACACTTTGTAATGATATTGTAATATTTAAGGCGGTGTTTTTATTGCTAACCGAAGAAAAATATAAAAATTTCCTTGCTTCTGAATTATTTTTGGCACGGAAAAAATCAAAATTAACACAAGATAATGTTGCTGATATTCTTGTAAATAAATACAGAATACGTGCAAATAGAACAACCATTGCAAAATATGAGAATGGACTGCAAACACCACCCTTATATACTTTACAATGTTTGTCCAACATCTATAATTGTGAAATTATTAATTTTTTTCATAATATTAATAACGATAAAAATTACCTTGCGTATGGCGGAGAACATATCTCCGCAAAAAAAGAAAATTTGTTAAAGCAAATCGCTGAAAAAAATATTCCTGATGCAATATTAGATTTAATTCAAAATGCGATTGAACAATATTAAAAAAGCAACCTCAATGGATTGCTTTTTTTATTTGCAACCATGTGTAGCGACTCTTTTACTACCAAACTCAACACTATTATTGCCATAGAATACATCTGCATTTTTGGGACATAATAAGATATAATCTTATTAGTAAAGGAATAGATTTCTATGGATGAATTTATAGTCAACCAGCACATTATGGAGATTTGCAAGCAACGAAATCTGTCTATATATAGACTTGCAAAGATGTCTGATATGCCTTATTCGTCACTCAATAATATGATTAAACATAGACACGTCCCAACAATATATAATTTAATAAAAATCTGTAACGGTCTAAATATTTCACTTTCTCAATTTTTTGCCGGAATTGAGGACAATGTGGATAATAATGTCTTGTCCTCTGAACAACAAGACGTTCTATCATTATGGAATCTTTTAGACTCAAAATCAAAAGAATTTGCATTAATTTATATGAAAGGATTGGCTCATTTGCCAATGACAGGTGTCGAAGATGAGAAGTTTTAA